AGTTTATATTCTGAAGGTCCGCGAACTGATACGAGAGATTCACCGGAATATTCTCATATAGCTCGATAGCGTTATCGGCGAGGGTGAGTCTTAGCATCGGATAGATTGAGCTAGTTCAACATTCACGGTAGCGATATAGACTTTCGAGGTGACATCCGACTCAACCTGCAAAGACGATTCTTTGAGGATAACCGGAATCCAACTGCCGTCAATTTTAGCCATGACGTTCTTCGACCGGAAGCAGTATTGAAAGAGCGCGTATTCGTCGCTCGTGAGTATGCCGTTGAGTTGATAGGCTTCCGTTGCTTCGACTTGATAGGGCGTCTTCTCGCGGTCGAATGAAGTGAATGCGAAGGTCGCGGCGTCATAGTCTCCAATTATCTTACGATAGGTCTTCTCTTGGCGTGTGACGGTCTTCAAATCCCTTCCATCGAAGCGGAGATAGTCCCATCCTCCGAGCGTATTTGCCCATGCCAATTGCACGGGTGTATTCTTGACGGGTCGGCAGTTCTTATTCACGCGGATTGCGTTCCCTTTTTGAACTGCGAACGAAGTCTGTTGAGGCGTAATCGTATAGTGTCCCCACGTTGGATTGGCTGTCAGTAAACCAGAAGCCGCGTCAATATTGGCGGGAAGGATTCCGAAATAGCACAGATAGCCGTAATAATACTGCGACGTTGCCCCTGGTAATTGTCCTCCGGTCGCTGTGTTTATTAGAATCGTTGTAGTCGTGCCGGTTATGAAAGCTCCAGCCTCGTCGTAAAGTAGGATAGTAAGCTGCTCTACATTGGAAACCGCTGACCGATTCAAAAAAGCACAAACGCCCTCGTCTTCTTCCGCTGCGTCTATCGTGATAACGTTCGAGGCGGTCGGTCTATCCGTGAGCCAATACTTCACCGTGTTTGCCGTTCCGTAATAGTTAGCGAATCCTGGGTCGTAGCCTTGCGAAATTTGGAAGTGCCCGTCGATTAAGTAGATTGTCGCGCTCGCGTCCTGGGAGCCCTCCGTTGATCCATTGAATTCACCAACGGAAACCGTATAGAGTTTGACGTTGTTATTGCTTCGGGTCATATACAAGCCCGTTGAAATAGGTTCGTGAATGACGTTGGTCAAACCATATCTCCTGTCATCTACGGATACCCGTCCTTTCACTACTTCGGCAAGGTTGAAGAATGCCGTTTTGTTCGTGTTCGGGGTCAGGTAGAGCGTCGAAATCAAGTCCGCTGCGGATGTGCCGTTCTCGTATACTTTGACCCATATACGGAAGCCCGCAGGAAGTGGAGAGGCGGTTCCGGTGAGAAGCGTGTAAATCAAGCTTTGATCCGCGACGGTCATGCTCCCCGTTGGAGAAGCTGGGATAGTTACAGCCATTTATTTCTTCATTGTAATATTTCCGAGCTTGAGTTTCATCATCTCAACCATTTGCTCCGCTACTGCTTCGCCTATCTTCGGGCTGAATCGCTTAAATACCGCCGTGAATGCTTTCTCATAATAGCGAAGCCCGACGATTCCTTTGCGCTTTATCGCTTTAGAGATTGCGTAGGCTGCGGAGTTGATATTGGAGTCCGTTCGTTTGATGAATCGCCCGTCCTTGCTTCTCAACGCTACGCCCTTCTGTTTCATCCACTTCGTAATTGCCAGCCGTTGGTTCTTGGATGGGTTGTCGTTCTTGAAGCTCATGAAGGACTTCTGGTTCTTGCGGGTTCCATTCACTCCCCAATGGGTATACTTTGCATATTTCGCCGCTGATCCTTTCGCTCCGAAAGTGATTTCTTTGATTGTATCGCCTTGGACGCGGATCTTATATGAAAGGGACCGCTTCAAGTTCCCAGAGGCGACTCCGTAGTTCTTGTTTTTGCCAATCTTGCGCCCTCCCAGGTGACGCTTCGCGCTCTTGAGTACCTCGTCAGAGAACTTGATCAATACATCGTTGAGTCCTTTCATCATTCGGGCTCTTCTGGGAACCAACCTAACGCAACCATTTCTTCATACGTTCTTACGGTCGTTGTACTTGGAACGATTGCCCCAAATGGAAACGATTGCGAGTTAAGGACGTAGGCGGATAGCTGTCTCACTTCGGTCTCGCTCATTTCCGTCATAAGCGAAATGAGCCGTTCTAAGGTCGAGAGCGGTGAAACGGGTATGTTGTACTCGGTATCCACTTGCAAAGCGAATTGCACCCCGTCAGGATGTTCTACAATGCCGAATACTTGCCCATCGTGTTGGTAGGGTTCCTGGGTGGCAAGTGGTGCGGTGACGCAATACAGTTCGCGGCTGATTCGTTTGGCGCGTTCCTCGCTTAACAAAACGCCTTCAGGTAGTACTATGATATAGCCGTTCATTAGTAGATTGAATAGAAGGTGTTGACGTTGGTTTGTATCCCTGCAATGCTTGCGGATTCGTCAGCGTTCCACGCGATAATTTCCTGAAATTTACCCGTAAAATTTCGAACAAATGAATAGCCTGAACTGATTGAATTGTAATTCCCCGAAGCATAGCCCGTAGCTGTTCCCGTCATTAGAGTGCTATTCAAATAAGCGTTGTGAACTCTTGCACCTGCTGTCAAATCGTAAGATTGCAAAACTAAGTTTTGCGTTTGAGAAATCACCGCGCTAGAACGTTGAACAGTTGGCGAGTCTGATGAATTATAATTGGCTCCAACTATTTCATCGGTTTGGTGTCTAATGGTTAATGAGGCAAGATTATCATAAGTCCCACTAGGTTTACACATAAAGTCGTAAGGTTGCTGAATCTCGTTTGCATTGATAGGAACGCCTTTTGATAATACGGAAACAATACATTTTTTTGGATTCGAAGCGACAGAATCTAAAAACTGCGACGGTATTAATTGGTCATCGGTTCCGCCAAACTGCACCGCAGGCTTTCCGTTCTCCACTATCACCGCACCGCTTGAAACGATTTGAGGTTGTGCGCTTGTAACCGTCTGCGTCGCGTCGTTTGTCGATGCTTGGTCAAACCAAGTTTTTACGAACGCATCGCCCGTACCTGCGAAAGCCAAAAGGCTGACCGTATCGAGTTCACCAAAGACGTTGAATCCGATGTCCTGCTCGGTGCTGTCTGACGACCTACGGACGCGGATTGCCGACCCCGTGTAAGCCGTTCGCATCAATCGCAAAGAATAGCAAGCCGCCGCGCCCGTGTACGTGTCGAGGAGTGGCGTGTTTTGGGTGAAGTAGTCGCCGATGTTGGATTCGATGGAGGTGCGGTTGGTGGATTTGTCCGTGTTGTACAAGATAATTTCTTGCGTTGTTCCGTCAAATATTTGCGTGTTTTGTCCGTTGCTATTTGCTCCAATTGTTAAAGCGGTTCCGCTGTCAAAATCGCGGGTAGTTGCATCAGAAACTGAATTTACTAAAACGCCATCACTATACTCTGCAATACTAGAACCACTACCACCATACATCAAAACAGAAACGAGATTTCTCCCCGTTCTAGTTGCGTCGCTTTGCAAAAAAGTACCCGTACCCGAATCAATCAAAGACGTGTCAGCTCCCGGATTTGAGAATTTACTCTGCCAACCTTTTACAACCGACCCCGTGCCGCGAGTGTCCAATACTCTTTGATTGCTTGCTGTTGAGCTTGCGATGAAAAAAGAATTTTGATAAGGTTGGGTATCGTAAGCCGCGGAGGTTTGTAACCAGTCAAAAACACCGTCAAAGTCCACCGCCAACTTTCCGTTCTCCTTCACTATCGCCCCGACCGTGTAAATCGTTGGTTGACTTGCCGCCGTTGCTTGCGTCGCATCGTTACCAACTCCCGTGCCCCCCGTTTGGCTTTGGTCGTACCACGTCTGAACCGTGCAAGTCGTACCCGTGCAGAAGGTCGTGATTTCAGACTCTACCAAATCGCCGCTACTGTCAAAGCTTATATCGGTGGTCGTGCTATCCGATGCCCTGCGTATCTTCATAGCTGCGCCCGTGTAGTTGCCGTTCAACCATCGGACGGAATAAGCCGCCGCTGCTCCACTTCCATAGGTTTCATTTAACAAGCCCGTGAATGCAGGTGCTACCGCCGTTTCCTCCCATGTCTGTTTTAAGCTAATCGGAACCGTGCCGCCCGTCCTCGCTTTGAGGTATTCTAAAAGTGCCGCTTTGACCGTGGCAAATGTCGCATCGTCTGCGGGTGCCGGTGTGAACTCAACCCATGTGCCCGTGTCTGGGTCTGCAAAGCCCGCCTCCGAATAGTAAATCTTTCGATTAATTACGTAGCCCGCTGTGGGTGTGTCGGTGCTTGCGCTTTGAGCTAGTCCGTCCCCGTCCCCTTGTGCGGAATAGTAAAGCTCAACCGTTGCCGTGGCTCCCGCTCTTAGTGCTTCGGATTGGGTTTGGTATCGGTCATGGTATTGATCCGACCACTCGACATCATAGTCCGTTCCCGTGGTTTTGATAAGGGCTTGTCCTGTCGTACCTCCCGCAATAAGTCCAACCTTTGCCGTGTTGGCTACTACTGCGCTATTGGCTGCGACGCGTGTCTCTGTGTAGTACAGATTCCCGTTCTCGTCGATGTCGCCAGTATCTAATACCACAACGCCCGTTTGACCATTTACCGAATCAACGGGTACTGATGGGATGTCTGTTGTAAGTGCGATTTGTCCGCCCGTACTTGGGAGGACGACGGTAATATCTGCGGTATTGAGTGCCCGAAGGAAT